GTACTGGTTCTGGTTTGTTGAATCCAGTATGTTTCCCAGAATTTGTTCGGTTACCTGATTTAGCAGTTAGTTTTATTTCTTTCTTATGCAATACCATTAGTTCTTTCATGTCGTTCATTAATTTTTTTTGTTGCACATAATTTTCTCTCAATGCTTCCCTGATATATTCCATTTTTTTTTCAAAATCATTTGGGCCATTATCCATATCATCCAAATCTAAAATTTTTTTGGAAACACTTTTTTTTTTATTATTTTTTGACTCCATATCCACTAAATCATCTATCTGTTTATCTTGTATATCATTTTCTGCGTCATCCAAATCTAACACTATATTTTTTTTGGTCATAATCTTTTTGGTCATAATCTTTTTTTTGTTTACAGATGGAAGTTTTTTGGAGTGTTTCATATTTTTTGACATAATATATTTATAGTAACATTAATAATCTTTTAAGTGCATTTTGCTCTCAAAAATATTATTATTCAACATATTATAATTTATTTTAGGATATCGTTTATTATCTAATGCTAGTATGCGTTCAAATATTTATAATTAATATAAAACTCAACTGCATTAATTTATAATAGAGTAAAGTGTATGGATACGAATAGATCAGAAGATTTCAAGTCAACGACCAATGAAAAATTTACATCAAAGGAAAAGGATATACTTGAAAAAAATAAAAATTTTTTTTCGACCGATAGAAAATATATTGATGCAATGCTTAAAATTATTGATGGAGAATCAGAAATTTCTATTCGTGTTTTAGATTGGTTTGTTGCGAATTATTCCAAAAAAAATAATACAATCTATAAAATTAAAGTTAACAGAGTTGATAGTTTGTTTAATGTTAATATTGAATATAAAAATCAATTAAATGGATATTCAAAACAATATTTTGATCCATTTTGTAGAAAAAAAAAAGTTATTTACAGTTATAAAAATATTGATGGGGAAAAAGACATAAATTTTGTGTCATCAATTGGTCAACTTAATTTTTTTCAATGGGCCATTCGTAACAAAGTAATTAAACACGTAGAATTACATTTGAAAGAAATAGAAAATGATATGAAAGAAACATCCAAAAAAAACAAAGAGAAAAAACTAGCTGCTCTTACAAAAATAACTTTATCTGAATCATCTGATGATGATGAAATTAGAAACGATGACCCAGATCCGATTATATGTTCGTCTGATAAAATTAATAGTGTACATATCAGTCCACTTAAAAAATCTTCTAATAGTAAATCAGATTCGGATAGTAAAAGTAAAAGACAACAATTATCAAAATCAGTGTATGACCATGGTATTAAAAAATCAAATATACCAATTAAACTAGATTTTGAATAAAGTAATTACGCATTGATTTTTGGATCATCAATGTTAACTACTTAACCATATTTTAACGTTCTCAAAAATACATGTATTTTTAGAGAGTCGTTTTCACATATCTCATTTTGCTTAAGCAAAATGAGATATATAAAAACCTTAGATATAAATAAAATACGCTAACAAAAATATCTATTAACAATGCCTATTAGTGATAAATTATCAATTGCATAATTTTAATTAAAATCCAAATCTTCCTCGTTAATTTCTGCCATTTCATCTGACGATGGACTATATTGTTGGACTATTTGATTCATCATATTATTATTTTGATTATTCATATCATCCTCCAAACTTAACTCACCATCATCTGATAGGTCAGAATATACTTCCTTAAAAGATGACATTTGTTTTTTTTGAAATGGATTAACACTTTCTTTGTTAAAAAATTTTTTGGATGGTTGTTCATATTGTTTTTTATTTTTTGAATTATCGTTGAATGATATTTTGTTGGATATTTCTTTTGGATCATTAATTAGTTTATTTTGTTTTTGTATTGTTTCTTTTGCTTGATTATCGTTTTTATTATTCGTTTCATTTTTTGTTTTTTGTTTCACATTTTTAGTGTCTTCAAATTCAATTACGGGATTAGTTGATGGAGTAGATTTTGATTGTGGATTTTGTTTTTTTTGAATATGATTGTCCTGTTTTTGCTGATTTAATAATTGTGATTGATTTTGTTGTGTTTGATGTGTTTGTTGTGATATTTTTTCTTGGTTATTTTGTTTTGATACTGGTCTGGTTTTTTGTTCAGTGGCTAATAAGGAAATAATATTATTTTCTCTTTCATTTTCTTCTGAATTTTCTGATTCAATATCATCAAATATATACTCACTTTGTATTTTCTCCAAATATGGTTTGACAAGGATTTTTTGAACAACGATTGCGAGTCCACACTGGTTTTCATTAATCCAAAGATCAGAAATTTCAACAATCAATTTTACAAGATCCCTTTCTTTAAGGGTCATCGGATCGAATAGTTTTTTACTTTCGTCGACAAAAATATTTGTTTTCAAATCTATAGGCCATTTAACAAAAAAAATTCCTTTTTCGGGATCGAGTTCCCTTATTAATGATTTAATAATTATGTTTTTTTGCGAGAACCATTTTGAACCATTACTGACCACTTGGTTTGAAACATGGGTTTCTAAATTTTCAATAAATTGATACCATTGATGATTTTTTTGTTTATTATCACCTCTGAATAATGTATCTAGCTGATAAATATTATTATAAGGTGTTTTTCTTAAATTTCCTATGATCTCAAGAAAAGGTGTTTGAAAAACAATAGATTTATTTTTGAATGTAATAGGAACTGTTTTGTTTGTTTTCTTGGTACCGATAGTAATTTCTTTCACATTGCTACCAATTGTAATTTCTTCCACATTGATATCTGATATTTTTAGTGCTTTAATAATTTCTTTTGTTGTTGTCATTATATTATACTTATGCTATATAAATCTTTTTACTGTTCCAAACGTAGATAATTTATATATTTTCCAAAATTTAATTATTTAATTAAATAATCAAATTATGAATTTTATTTAGATCTCGAAGAAGATTTTCCTTTACCTCCCTTTTTCTTTGGTTTAATTTCTTCTTCCTCCTCTTCATCATTAACATCTTCATCTTCATCTTCATCTTTTGATGGTTTTTTTAATGATTTTTTATCGGATCCTTTTTTTTCAGTATTTTTTTTGACTGGTGTATCACCATCATTTTCTTCATCATCCACTTTTTTTGATGTACTTTTTTTTACAATACTTTTCTTAACCGGTACATTATCATCTTCATCATCTTCTTTTTTTGATGCACTTTTTTTTGCGACGTTTTTCTTAACTGGAACATCTTCCTCTTCTTCATCATCTTCTTCATCTTCTTTTTTTGAAGCACCTTTCTTTTTATCAGTAACAGATTCTTTTGTTTTTCCCTTTTTTGGAGATTCTTCATCTTTTTCATCTTCTTCATTTTCATCGTCGTCCATTTTTTGTGATTGTTTACTATTTTTTGATGTAGATTTTGTTTTTGTTGAATTTTCATCTTCATCTTCTTCGGAAAGAAAATCAATATCAGCGGAATTCAAACCTTTGTTAGCACTTGGTGTGTATTCAATTGCCATAATCTTAAATCCGAGTCCATACATAATTTTATCTGCTCCTTGTGCGGGAGCCTTGTTTGCCCAAATTTTATTGTAATAAAAAATGAATTTAATTTCCGAAAGAAATTTGACCTCGTTAGCAATTTCGGTGATAGTGTCTGCACTAATAAGACTTTTTGTTTTCCCTTCAATTTTCTTCAATTTTGTTTTATTAAGACGTCCTTTTCCATTTGGAATGACATTAAATTTCATTTTCACATAATCAATAATTGGATATTCTTTCTTTTCTTTGTTATTTTTTCCTTTTTTGGCTTTGGGTTTGTCATCTTCGTCTTCATCTTCATCATCGTCTCCACTTTTTTGTGGAGTTTTGATACAAGGTTGATATTGATATCTATCAGCTCTTTTTCCAAAAAGTTTCTTTTTTAATTTATCATTACTGGCCCATTCATCTGCGGATTCTATATGTTTTCTAAGTTCAACACACGATGGCTGTTCTGGATCAAGTGGAATCTTAATAAATTCTCTTTTAGTATCATCTGGATAATAATTATTTTTAGATCCTTCCTTATCAAGTGAAGGAATACCATGCGATGTTAATTTAATTTTACCACTCTGGACGAGAATTTTTGTCTGTGCATTTCGTACAGCATCATTATAATTGACATAAGCTAAAGGTTGGTTTCCTTCTTTTTTAAGTTCAGATACTTCA